GTGGAAGGGTATACAGTTATAGAATTCGCATCCACCGTGTGAATTGGAAATTTCACAGTTGGTTGGTTGTCCAAGGATGTCAAAAGTTCGTCAACAACATTGTGAGTCACTTCTTCTGATGTGCCTACATAAACACTTGAGCTATAAATAGCAACCTTGTTTAGATAGTAAAGCTCATGCCCTTGAGTGGCTGTAGATGGTAAAAAGTACACATTAGCAGCACTTTGGGTAAGAAAGTTATTCTCTGAAAACGTGTCGATATTATTCTTTATGAATTTAGCAATGTCAGTGTAATTTTCACCAGACATCCTTTTGTTCTGCCTTTTAATCTGATTAGTATACTCACCCATGGAACTCGTGAATATGTCAATCTGAGCTAATTTAGAATAAGAATTAAAGTCGGCAGGGGTTATGTAACCGTAATTATTCTTGTTTAGAATAGATAAAACAGTATTTCTTACACTATTAATCATGTATCAAAGATATAAAAAAAGGGGAGCTGTATAAACTCCCCTTTCTTATGAAGAAAGATACATATCAGAAACTTTCTATTAACTCCATGCAATCGCACCTACAGTAACACTAAGATTTGCAGGTTGATCAACTTCGTGCCATTTGGTTTTCAAGAAAGTCAAAATCCTACTTGCAATCTCATCTTGTACTGAGTAAGTCGAAAGACCTGCTCCGTGAGTTAAAGTAATTTTTTGAAATCCAGAAACACCTGATGACAAGTTGATTGCTGTTTGAGTTGCTCCACCCGAAACCGCTACCACAGATAACGTCTCAGATACAGGCACAATCTCATCTACAATTGAATCAACATCGTAAATAACGAAAGTAGCACCTGTGTCAATGCCTTCTCCTGTACTACCAACTAACAACTCAGTGTCAGATGTAACTGCTAAAACAGTTCTAACAAGGTTGTTGGCAGTGTCTACCACAATGTCACCGACACTTACTGTGGATGTGAAGTTTTGACCAGATTGGGTTAACGTACCAGCGGTAATACCGTTAGCACTTGTAGTTCCGCTATCTACTGCTGTTCTTGGAACGGGGAATCGCAAATATTTCTTGCTCATAATAAGGTAATTTAAAAATTTACAGAAAACTTATCAGCGCCAAAAATAGCAATTACTTTTTGGTTCTAAGAATACTCATCAACATTTTGTATACCTGCATACCAGCATCAGTGTCGAAATAATTCTTTAAGGATTCTCTCCAATCTTCTTCACCTTGCTTTACAGTCACGATTTTGGACTTGTTATCAGGTAGATTGTAGAATACTTCCTTCTCCTTATTTCTCAATGAAATAATATTCATCTCTCTCAACTCTTCAATGTCAGACTGAGAGTCAATGTTTGGATCATCTAAGAAACTTAAGAAATCTTCAGGGTTATTTCTTGCAAAAACAACCAAATCACGCTTCATCTCCATGCTTGTCATGTTGCTTGGCTCATATCCAAGGATAACTCTAATGAGTTTTTCCACATTGTGTATATCAAGACTCTTAGCCTTGCTATATGCTTCATACTCAATGTCATAATCCTTAAGTTCTTCAACGGCTTCTTTCTTTTTATCCACTTTCTCAAACCTTAGGTTTAGGTCTGGGTGGTGCTTTAGAAAGTTTAGTAAGATGTTGTCGTTTTCGTCAACTCTTAGCATACCGTCTTTGAACTCTATTTCGCCTAACATCACCTCACCTTCTTGCTCATCAGCAAATGGTGTGTCATGGTTTGTAGCGTAACGAAGGGGTCTTGATTTTCCTGTTTTAGGGTCTTTATAGGTTAGACCTCTGCCTTTTTTATGTCGGCTTTGAAGGGTGAAACTAAGTGGGGCTTTTTCATTCGTCAGCCTAAATATTGTAGCTGCCATTTGTATTGTATTTTATTATTGTGAAAAAAATAAGGGGAGTGTGGTTAACTCCCCTTTTTATGTTTTAGTCTTCAAACAGCATGAAGTTGTTTGGACCTAAGGTACAAATACATCTTTCTGTAAGCATATTTACTCGAAGTTCATCGGTGTTGTTTGTGGCTGCACCACCTGCACTACCTGTTGCCCAGGTTTTGTACTTTCTGTCTTCACCGTTTACCATTCTGTAACGAACGTGTAGGAAAGGACGTTTTACCGTGCTACCCATCACTTCATCGTACACATTGGTAGTTCCTGCAGGAACAAGAAGACCATTCACCTTACCTGACTTAAGACCACCACGCATGGTAGGATCGTTCAAGTACTTCCAATCAGTCTTGTAGAAGTCGTAACCTCTACGGAAACCTTCGAAGCCAAGGTTAATTGCCATTTGCTCACCGTTAGGGAACATACCGTAAGAAGTTCCACCAGGACCATTACTGTTCTGAGCAGCTAAGAAGTCGTTGATAGAGAAGCTCATCTCTCTGTTGTTGAAGATTACATTCTCTTCAATAGAGCCTTGCTTATCAAGCCTTCCAACAATGGTATCCCATTCAGACAATGTCTCAGGATATCCTTGGAAAAGGTTACCTCTTGTACCAACAGTGTAGAAAACTCCTTCAGAACCTTTAGCAATAGCAGTATTGCTTGAGTTTTCCATTGGAACAGCTTCAATTGCTGTGGTCTCCATGTAATCTTCAAATCTCAAACGAGTTTCGTGCTGAGATTTTAAGTACCACAAGTAACCACCACCCATTTCCGGTGGAAGCTCAACCCAACCAACTTGCGCCATGTCAGAACCACTAACTTGGTAGTTTTCTTTCATGATGATTGGCGAGTTGTCAAAGATGTTAGAATCTGCTTCAAGAGATCCTTCCATTCCATCTGTTCCTTTTGCAAATTCAGAACCGTAAATGAATACGGTGATGTCTGAACTTCCAAGTCCTGTACCGTTAGCAACAAGACCACCTTGCTCGTAAACAGCCACAGTGAATCTATTTTGAGCTAAGTCTACGGATTCTACAATTGCCTTGTTGTATCCTGCTCCGTTATTGAACGAAAGCATTACTGTTTGTTTTGCTCTAATAGCAATAGTACCCGCTGTTAAGCCAATATTTGCTCTGTTTGGTGTAAGGGTATCATTCACTTGAAGAATGATGCTGTTGGCAGCTGTCGCTACTGCAGCAGTACCAACTTGCTCGTACTTGATGTGAAGTCTTCCTTCTTCGCTCCATTTAATCAGATCAGAGTCTGATGGTAGTTCAGCACTCACCATTCTTAAGAATGAAGAGACACTTCGATTACCGTATCTTGCAAAATCTTGGTCGTAAATGTCTGGCAAATACTGATTCAAGAAATTGAAGTCGGTGATATAGTTCGTGGTTGAAACAACCTGTTTAGCCGATGGCTGCAGGTCGTAACCAGGGATTGCTTGTAACGCCATTTTTCAATTTTTTAATTAAAAGGTTTTATTGTCAAAGAGTTCGGAGACCTTCTTCGCGGAGCGCTGACTTCACGAACCTTACCTTCACCTTTTTTGCCCGAGTTAGCAAATGAGCTTCTTCCGCTCATATCGATGTTGTTAGCTCCCGCTTTAGACCTTTTAACTTGGTCTGCAACACCCTGCTCATAACAGGCTTTGGCAAATTCTTTAAAGTTCATTCCGACAGCAAGGGCAGTATGAAATCCTTTGGCATCTTCAAGTTCTCCTGTTTCTTTGTTTAAGAACTTATTGAAAAAATTACTCGTGTTAGAGTGGTCTTTTATCAATTTGTCCTTTTCACCAGGGTTGAAGTTGATCTTAGAATCTTCAGATATCTCTATCTCAAAACCGTTAAATTTATCACTGAAAAATTCATTGGTTTTTGAAAGAAATACTTCTCTCTTCTTTTTAAGAACTTCATTCTTCTCAGCTTGGTCTTCTTGAGCTTTTTTCCAGCTTTTAAACTCTTCTGGGTCTACAGAATTCGGAACACTTGACTCAAGCTTCGTACTATATTTCTTTTTCGACTCAGTTAGAAATTTATTGGCTTTCTCAAGCTCTAACTTTTTGTTCAGCTTTTTTTCTTTCACTTCAGACTCATCATCCAAATCTTCATCGTAAGAAAACTTACTTACCAATGTAGATATGTCTTCATCGTTGAATGTTGGATGGACAGATGAATAATATTTTTTCAACTTTTCATCTTCGTTCAAGCTATCGATATCTTCTTGAGCTGCCATAAAATCTTTCAACCCCCTGTTGGTCTCCTTTTTAAACTCCCAAAAAGTTTTTACATCTTCCGGAAGTTCAGGTTCAACAGTTTTAGGGTTGAGAAGCTCATCTAAAGAGTTAAGCTTCTTATTATGGTTCTTCTCAAAGTACTCGAGAATCTTGTTGTCATTAAGTTCAAGTTCCTGCGGCTTCTCCTCAGGTTTTTTATTTTCAGGTTTTTTATCTTCTTCTTTCAGCTTTATCTTATGGACTTCAGCCTGTTGAATAGTATTACCTGCTAATTTTCTTTCTCTCTCTTGGATTGACTCTTGCTTGAATTCAACCGCTTTTACTTTTACTTCTTCAGACATTTAATTGTATTGTATTAGGTTTAACAAAAATAAACATTTTATCTTGGCTCAAACTCTTCATTACTCAACCCATCTAATGAATCAACATTTGACTCAAAGTTTTTAGGTGGTAAATTCTTCTGTCTTTGCTCTATCAGAGCAGATTGCTGAGAGCTTTGCCTGTCTATTCTTCTCGCTTTTTCATCTTCTTTGTACTTCTCTCTTTTCATTTGACCATCCACTTGGAGACCATTTAACTTGAGATTATACAAGAATTCTTCTTCCATCAAGCCACTCTTAAGCTCCGCTTCAGCTCTAAGCTTTTCAATCTCAAAAGCTGTTTCTGCTTGTTTAACCTTGATTTTACTGTTAGACTCTGCTTCGATTTTCTGCAATGACGCTTGAGCTGCCATTTGTTGAGACTGCATTTGTGTTTGCATCTGCATCTCTTGCTGCTGCATTGCCATCTTATCTTCATGCTCCTGCTTACGTATACGCTTCATCTTGAGAAGCTGAGTAGCAAGTTTTATGTTTTCTATGTTCTCTACTTCAATAGAATCTTCAAGATTTATATCTCCTTTTTCAAGAGCTATTCTAATTCTTTCTTTAAGATTATTCTGCTCTTCTATGTCAGGACTCACTTCTATGTTTATACCAAAATCATAGAGATTAAGGTTTGACATAGGTTCAAGTAAAGACACGTTCTCAGCACCAATCCTGTTGATAAATGCATCTCTGAAAGGAGCGTACTCAAGTATATCAGCTATTCTCAGACTGATTGCTTTACACAGTCTCTCAGTTATAAAAATACCCGCATCTAAGATATGTCGGGTAGCAGTATTTGAATTTAAAGCAGCAAGTTTTTGAACCCCAACTAAGGCTCTTGGGTCTGGGTCTGACCCGTCTCTTGCTTCGTTTAAGCCTGTAGTTAGCCTTATTTGCTCAAGATAATGGTTGAACAACCCAATCATGGTCTCTATCTTATTAATACCTGCTGATGAGTTAAGTTGCTGTACAGGAACTTTTGCGTGATTAAATTCACCGTCTCTCGTAAAACTTCTACCGACAACAGAACCTGTTTGGAAGTACATATTAACCGCTTCGGCAGGATTATACGCTTTCCCGTCTCCTAAGTTAATCTCGTTAAGACCGTCAGCGTCGATGTAGATACCATCTGGTACAACTCGAGCTGCTATCTGTTGGAGTTTTAAGTGAGCTATTTGGCAGTTGTCTGCTGATGTTTTCATTCTGCCCACTAAAGGATCAGGCTCACCTTTGTATATATTTGGTACGTACCCTATGTAGGATGACGTTGCGTGTTGAGACATTGATTCGGGTCTAACCATATTCTTCATCTCTTCCCATCTCAAAATGATGTTAGTACCAAGAACCATAACTCCTTCGTACCAAGTCTCCATCATTTTCTCAACCTTGTCGAAATCTCGTTCATCCATCATTTCGCCAGGTGGGTTGAACGTCTCATCCTTAGGTATAGCTCTATCATTACCTGTAGATGCCTTCTTTACCTTATATACGTCCTTCTTGTATGTTTTGTAATTGAAGTAGAGTAATGTCGCTGTGTCTTTGCTAAATAAGCTGTCTTCGTAGTAATTAGACAACTGATTGTAATCCCACCAAGACTGAGAATAACTGCTAATTTCTTCAAGCTCATTAGGTGTGATGTTTGGGTCAATCTCCGTAATATCAACAAGTGGTATGGTCTTAACTTCACCCCAATAGAAACAATCTTTCATATCAGGTCTTTCGGTGTAGCTATACACCACATTTGCAGGGTCTACATATTCAGTTTTCACACCGAAGCCTGGCCAAAAGTTATGTTTAACAATACCTATTCCTACGTCTACTAAATCTCGATAAACTCTTCTAAGTGTTTCTTGATACTCGTTCTCTTTAAGAATTGACCTAATAGCTGTTTCTTCAGCTATCTCTTCAGCCATCTTATAGTTCATTTCAAGATATATAGAAAGCTCTTCTTCGTTCCTTGGTATTTCTTCTTGGTCTAACACAAACGGGTTAACCCCTGCTTTTTCTTGGATATTCTCCAAAAAATCCCTGGACACCATCTCACCTTCTACAAGGTCTTGGAAGTCTTTACGTTTTTTCTGTGACTTAGCATCTTGACCGGTAGCCTTAGGTTTCATCAGCCTGTCCATCATACCGTTTACAACGATATCCACAAACTTCGGGACAACTTTTATGATTCTCCAATCAATGTTAATCCAAGAAAGGTCACCATTTACAGCTATTTCCTTCTTGTATTTACTCTCAGGCTGCTCACCCCTTGAGTATAATCTGTTCTCGTGGAAATAACCCCATCTGTTATAAAACCTTGACCGAGTGCCTTTATCAGCTCTAAACCATTCGTATTGAATACTTTGACCTACTTGAAGTCCAAATTCTAAGCTATCTCTTTCATTCTTAGATACAAACTGATCAGGGAACGTGGCAGCTTTTATGTCAAATTTCGAGCCTTTTATCATTTTCTATTCAAAGCACTTTCTATACGAGAATTATCATACCTTGCGAAATTAACATTTATTTCGGTTTGTACTTTTTTTGGCGTATACATATGTCTTTGATTTGCCATAATAGCTAACCCTGAACTTATGGATGCATCGTGCATCGTCCTGTTGTTAATATCGAATTTAGACCAATCCGTTAAAGTTCTATTGAAAAGCATTGTTCCGCACTCATCTTCAGGTCTTCCGTTATTTTCATCTCCATACCCTATGTATTTATCGATATAAGACTCTATAGCTGCTGCATGAGCTTGTTTTATGTCTGTTGAACTGTTAGGCATACCACCAAGCTCTTTTTCGGTTTTAGAGAGCTTCGCCCATGACTTATCAGGTCGATTCATAGAGAACCCACGATACCCCCTGTTCTTTAGATGGTATAGTAATCTTGGTTTGTTGTTCTCAGCGAGAATAGGCATACTGTAAAAAAGTATAGCTAACAAAACATCTTCAAAAAATATCTCGGCTGTTGGTGGTCTTGAGATATATTCTAAAAAGAATTCATTAACAGGACCTTGATCCATATGGAATTTAGTAAGTCCATGCAAAGAGCCTTTTGACCCACGACCATCAACAACTCCTGATATATCGTATGGGTCACATCCAAAAGACCCCATGTGTTCATTTACAGGGTATTTAATTCCATTTCTTAACTCGTAAGCGCCTTGCCTTTCTACGCTTGGAATCCATCCGGATATCAAAAACCTACCTTTAGGGTTAGGTCTCCATTCAGGCACGGTATCTTTAACCCCATTCTTCCAAGCGAAATTACCACGCGCGGTATGTAGGTCTGCTAAACTCGCATCGTTGAAATCAATCTGATCATAAATCTTAGTCAAGTTGAAGAGAGATTCTTTTGATTCATCTCTAAATGCGTGAGACTCTGTTCTCGGGAACTGACGGTAGAATTCGTTTAAAATGTCTGGCTTAGATTTCCTTGCTTCAACTTCACCTTCCCACCAATCTATAGCTCCTTGCTCTATTATCTCACCATCAATACCTTCAACTTCTTCTTCGGGCGTATGAAGAACAGGCCAACCATATTTATCCAAGAAACCTTCCATGTTGTACTCCATAGGGATAAACAACCCGTAAAGCCCACTTTTTGTCCTATTGTTCTTTGTCCTTTCGCCTGATTTTGAGTCTTCGTATATTTTTTTAAACTCTTCACCACCCTTGCTTAAAGCGTTAACTGTGGAACACATAAACGCTTTTCCGACTATTTTAGACCCAAGTACTAAGGTTGTTTTAGCTACCTGCCATCCATTTAATATGTTGTTTGGCTTGGTGTGTTTACCTGCTTCATCTTCTATAAGTAGAATTAGCTTCTCACCATCAAATGCGTTATCGTCTGTATTAGTCCATGTTATAATAGTGTTTAAGCCTTCATCTTCTTCTTCGCTATGGCTTGTCATGTTCTTCCTGGTGATACGTGTGGAAGGAACTTGATAAGAAATCTCTGTCTTTGGTTTTTGAACACCCGACATGATTGGTTTGAAAAAAAATGGGTAGTTTATGTTAATTGGCACTACCTTTTTAACAAACATTGACTTGGCATCCGAACCTGTTTTGGATACTATACCTATCATTGATTCTGTAGATATACTACCAATGTTTATACATTCGCTAGATGCCATAAACGAAGCTCCCGAACGCCTGTTCTTAACGTAGCACATACCGAAGCTTCTTGAGTCAGCTTTACAAGCTTCCCAAAAATAAAACAACACTCTGTTAGCGTATCTGAATTCGGGATATCCAACATCAATCTTAGACCACTGTAAATACATATAATGAGATCCTGTGATGTAAGTAGGCTCTCCATTGTTCATGAACCAAAAACCTTCTTCTCTTCGGTCAAACTCTCTATCTATGTATGCGTCCCAACGCAGCTTAAAAACATTAGGCTGTTTATCAAATTGGTCTGATGATTTGATTTTTCTAATAGGATCAGGCACAGGCACTCTCTCCCAATACTGTTCTTTAGGGTCTTCGTGTCTTGCATAAATTTCTTCGGGTACAGGTGGTAGCGCTATCTTAACGCCCTGTATTTCTACTAAATCCCCTATCTGCCCTGTACGGGATATTACAACAAAGTCATAATCCCTTTGATATCCATATCTCCAGGATTTCTCTTTGTTTTTTTGATTATAAACCTTCGTAGGAACATTAATCTCACGAAGCTTTATTAGCTCTTCTTTCTGCGTAATTCCCACTCTTCACTTTTATTCCCGACTCCATTTCTCCAAGAGTCGTTTTTACTTCTTCTAATTTATCAATAATTTCTAAAGCTTCAAAAACAGCTATTTTTTTAGCTTGAGCTGCAGATTTCATCCTGTCAGCAGCCAATTTACCATCATCTTTAGAATCATCTGATTCAGATATTTTTGGCTGAAGAATTATCTTTTCTTTCGCTACTTTGATAAGTTGGTCTACAGCTTGGTATCCTGCTGCTATTATCTTCTTTTTATAAGCTATCGCATCACTCATAATACAGCAACTATTCTGTGATCATAAATTCTGTACATCAATTCTCCATCCACATCAAACTCATACTCACTGTCAGGTTGAAACAAAACTCTGTCATTTTTCTTGACATCTTTACTGAGTAAGTATTCATTTGGGTACATCATCGTCCCCTGTAATGGGAGATACTCTCCTGTAAAATACGGTATAGAACCATCATTCTCAATAGGCTTTACGAAACAGTACCGGTCATATGGATTCCAACCATTTTCGTTCTTATACATAAAGAACTGCTCGTAATCCACTAAATACTGCCCATCTCTAAAAAAGCTTTTACCACTCCTTTTGTTACCACGCATATCGTTGTAAAACTTGAATACGTTATGGTGAACCAATAGAATGTCACCCTTTTTTATGGGACCTTCGTAATGAGCAGGAGTCTCTATAACAACCGCCTGTCTATTGGAAGCTTTGTGATTCTCTTCGTATGTGTTTACTGTAAACGTGTTGCCATTAACGGTGGAAGTATTATTATACCTATCACCACCTAATGGCTCTACTAAAAAGTCTCTTGGTGACTTCATGGCTTACTATGTTCTCTAACGCACATCCATTTAGGAACTTCTTTCCAAACAAAGATTTCTAACTTATCGTTAGCTGTTTTAATTTGAATATCATCTCCATTTTCTACAAAAGAGTGGATGTACAAATCTTTCTCATCTTCATCAAAGCTTCTTAATCTTTGATTGACCTTATATGTCATAGAGTTCCTGTAATCAGGACCTATCGATATCTTTCTTATCATCTCTGTCTAAATCTCCTTTCGGTGGCATCACGTAGTATATGTTACCCGTATTCAAATCGAAACGAGCGTTATCACCGTGCTTTTTTCTGAATTTTGCTTGAAACCTGTCTATCTCGTTGTTTATTTGGTCGAGAACCCCAATAACATCAAGTTTAGCAACTTCTAAATCAGCGAGTCTGATTTTGTTTTGGGTTAGCTTTATAGTGATGTCTTTTATTTTTTTAAAAGAAACAGCATCAAGCTTTTTAGGTTCTTGTTTGGTTTGATCCATAATTGCATTCAATTTTATTGAACACAAACATAATAATTAAATCTTAGATATTTTTCTAAAGCCTACGTAGACTATTTTAAATACGATAAGACCTATGATGTAAAACCAAATGATATAGCTCCAGTGTAGGTCAGTAAACATCCAAACCATAGTACTTACACACAAGTGCCTAATAAACCCGCAGAAATGCCAAAAGTCAGTAAACATCACTAAGAACGTGGCTGATAAAGGAAACTTTTCTACGTGGTTTAGCGAATTAATATCGTGATACGCATAATACCATAAAGGTAAATCGTGTACATCGCTCTTAGGGCTTTTGTATTTAGCGTCAGGATTGAATCCTATGCCTGTACTTAAAGAAGCGTCTTGTAGCGCTTTACCAAGCCAATACGTTAAAAGTAAAAGCTTTGTTACAGCATCTACATCAAGAAGATTTAGTATTATCTCCATTTTTGTTGTTTTGTCTCATTGCCATGAAGATAATGTAACCTATCCAAAGGCTACTTGCTACAAAAAGGACAGAAGCTTCTCTAACTTGATTAGCTAAAAACAATCCTACGGTGATTACTAACAGTAATACTGCCACTCCGAATTGTGGAGAAAGCGGGTTAATGTTTTTCATTTTTCTTTTTTCTTTAGTATGGTTGTTAAATCAATGTTTGATACAATTTTTTCCGCACTTCGTCCAATAACGTAGCCTCCTAATCCTAACTCAATGATATTCCACATCCTTAGTTCCGACTCTAATGGCACATCTACCGTAAATCCAAACCATCGGCTAACAATAACAAACCCAAACGTAAGCATTAATATAGGTCTCCACGTTCTTTGTAAAAGATTTCCCTTGGCTTCAGCCTTTATAACCCCAGCTTGTAACGACAATGTTTTAGCTTCAAAATCAAGCATCTTACCTTGAACTTGGGTGAGAAGTTCTTTGAACTTGAACTGGAGTTCCATCTTTTCTGTAGAGTTATCTAGCTTAGATATGCCATCGAATATCTCTCCCGTCAAATTAGCACCAGCTTCACCAATAAATTTCCCTAATATTTTACTAACCACGCTCATGAAAATACCATTCTTTTACGTCAAAGTTTGGACACGTTTTTAACCACTCGTGACGCTCGACTTTACCATCGCCATCTACGTCTGGGCTTAAATCTCTATGCCCTAATATGTTTTCATCTGAAATGTCGTACTTAGCGACCAAAGATGTGATTAACGCTCTTAACGCAAGCTTCTGCGCATCTGTACGGTTGTCTTCACCGTTATATCCGCCTACCCAACAAATTGCAATTGAATCTTTATTATGACCTGCAACATGAGCACCCATCTGATATTCTGGTCTACCTTGTTGCATTTGACCATCTGCGGTAATTACCCAGTGATATCCGACTGTTCGCCAACCTCTGTCAATGTGCCAACGCTTAATATCTTCTACATCAACATTTTGATAACTTGCTGAGCAGTGAACTACGAGTTTGTTGATTTTTCTTGCCATTAACTTATCAGTTTAATTAAATTTTTACAACGTGAAGATAGCAAAAACAAAAGAACAAACAACGCTAATTGAGCGATCATAAGATCTATGTCTTCATCTTCAATATTTTTTATATGCCAAAGTTTAAATAGCCACCAAAGTGCAGCTGATACTCTAATCATTATAAATAATGTGCATTTATGGACAACCCCTAAATCTTTAGTAGCTAATTTTAAAAGAATAAAACCAACCGCAAAATGGAGTATTAGTGTAATTAAATTAATCATGGCTTTTGCTTAAATATTTTACCAAACGAAGTTAACGAGACTATATCTTCAATTCGATTTAATAGCAACATTGCTGAATAACCAACAACAAAACCAAGACTTGCTTGTGCATCAATATCAAGCCACTGTTTAGTTAACACGGCTATTAATGGCGTAAGAAAATGAGCACATGATGCTGATGTAAACATAACTACCATTGCTTTCCAAAATGATTTTTCTTTGCCTAAAAACACTCTTACAGCTCCTCCTATAAGTCCTGAAAAAGCAGGTTCAAACTTTGTAATTAAGTCTTGTACAAGTGACATTTATTTACTCTTTTTATATGTTTTAGGAATAATGTCTTTTCCACTTATTTTATACCAATAAATTTCAGAATAAGAACTGTAGTCATGTTCTTCAACAACTTTAATTGTTTGAGCTTCATCTCCATAATAAGTTGTGATACTATCTGTTGTGCTTGGGTAAAGTGTTTTTATAAGATTTCTTTTAAAATCAATATCTAAAGGCTTTTCTTCTATATCTCTTGCAAATCTATCAGACGCATAATCGTAAAGCAAGTAATAGTCTTTGCCTGATTTGTTTTGAGCTGTTTTATATTCAGCTTCATCAATCAAAGAAATTTTAGAATTGGTATAATCTTTAGGCACAGATATTGGATACCCATTTCTAGAGAATATAGCATATTCACCTATGAAAATATCTAAATCTACTCCAGCGTAAATAACAACCTTCCATTGATGGTTATTGTGAGTTAGATACTCTTTCCATTTTAGGACAGTCTCAGTAGGGTTTTCTTCATCTACTGTATAGTCTAAAACACTTCTGTCTTTGAACCCAACAGGAACATCTTCTTCCCACCAAGTGCTATCTAGTATTTTTGCGTATTTAGTCATTATCTGTGTATTTTAGAGATTTTGTTCTTTCTTTACTACGTGGTGTGGTTAGGGTATTATCAAATATATCTAAACCGTTGTATGGGTATTGGGGTAGTAATTTTACAGTTGGATAAGTAGCATCTACACCTAAACTAAACCCATCCACCAACGCATTAAACACATTTTGCTCTCCTTGATTATTAACTATGTTAGCTGTTGTAATTGTACCATGATTGTCTCCTACAACTTCTTGAACTAAAAATGAGTTGTTGCCTGTGTATTGCCACCAATGGGTTAGGGTATTATTAGTATAATGTTGAATCCAAGGTACAGTTGCTTTTAACTCATGTACGATGTTATTAGTAGAATTTCTTGCCCCACATAATGTAGAACCTAATGCTGTAGGTTGGTCTAAGTTACTAGCAGCAATATTACCAATCTGCCAATCCCATAACACATTTCCATTTAAATCATATAATCTTACATAAGCATCTGTTGGTGAGTTTAAAACTTGATGGTTAAAGTAAAATTCGTATATAAACCCATTTTCACTTAATGTAGAAAAACTAAGCGTTGTTGTTTCTGTATAACTACTACCACCTAATCTAATGTGTAACTTATCGTCTCCATAAAGTACTAAACGAAAATCATCGCTACCATTTGCACCCATTATTGTAGCATAACCACCTCCTACAGTTTCATAATCTATAATTAAAGCTCTAATTTTGTAGCTGTTACCTGCGCTATGAACTACTTGAGTATCTAAATCAATAATTTCATCAACTCCATTGCCTTTATAAGCAGGAAACCCTTTATCGCTCTTACCATAACTAACAGGAATCAGCAACCTATCTTTTACAGCATTTCCGTTAGCATCTGTTGTATCTCTATAAAGTTCTTCGTTTGATTCTAAAGCTGTATCTAGCGTTCTAAATACAGGGCTTGTGAGTTTTATATCAGAATGTAGGTAAGTACCTGCTGGGTGTGTAAGAGTGTTACCGAATATATCTAAACCGTTGTTGAGTAGGTTGGCAGGGATATCTTCGTTCATTATCTCTAATTTCCAATTTCTTATCTCCATTGGAAGGTCAACATTAGGGTCATAACCGCTTTGACATCTTACTCTTATCTGCACATCGTTTTGTGGAATATTACTATTTCCTGGGACAAACTCAATTTCCATTGTTTGTTCGTTTGAGTTTGGGAAAAAGTAAGTAGTTGCTCTATAATAATCAGACCAATCAGCATCAATGTCAAAATAAGCTCTATCCCAATTATTGCTAGGTGGCATATAAATAGTAACAGTAACTTTATATCTTACTCCAACTATGAAATATTTACTTTGTGCGAAACCTTGCAGAAATAAATAAAATATTTCAATAGCAGTTGTTACATGGTCAGGTGCTAGATTTAAGTAATTGTTTTCATAAGTAACATTCCAATTAGCAAACCCCGAGCCAGCATTGTTTTGGTCGAAGTACCAAATTTCACCATTCAAATCATGTCCTCGGTTACCTAGTAGTATTCCATTAGATGACCATACGTTAGAATCTTTAAGAGTAGGTGTTTGACTGTAACCATCTTTCAATCTACTGCTGTAAACATCTTGTGTGCCTTGATTTGCGGTTATATTACTTGTAGTTATAGTAGCATGGTTTCCACCAACTCTATCCCAGATAATTAAGCTATTATTACCTAAGTATTCCCAATGATTGGTTAATACATCATCAACATAAAATTTAATCCAAGGGATATTACCTGTTATGAATCTAGTAGGTGTGGTTGTGTTACTAGCAAACATCATATTGATGATTGTACCACCACATAACTCTCCTGAAGAAGTGTCTGAAGCTAGTTCATTACCGTCTAAGTCGTAAATGTAAGCTTCAATATCAAATGCCGTAATTGATGAACTAGTTCCTGTGAAGTTATGGAGTTTATATTTAACCCTAAAGTTAGATACATCTGATAAGTCAAGAGTAGTATCCACCTGATATGGTGTATCATTTAATCTTACATACCAACTGTTTGAGTTTAATCCAATTATAAAGTTATCACTAGCTTGGTTTCCAAGAATTGTCCCCGTAGACGCATTAGTATAATTAAGTTGTAGCCACTCTATAATATACTCTTCTTCGGCTAAGAACTCATATTGAGACATAGTAGCGTAATCAGTAGAAGTTCCTTTATAAGCAGGTTCTTGATAAGGAGTTAAAGGAAAGTCTTTTCTGCCTGTGTGGGTTAAAGGTCTGTTAAATATTACATCTGTCACTCCATTACTAGGGCTGTACTGCTTTTTCCAAAAATCTTCAATATCGTCAACTGTAATAGCAAGATTAGTTCCTTCATTATTAGTTAGTGTAGTTCCGCTACCATCACTAAACGGAATATCTGCTATAAGACTAGGTAAAGTTTCTTGTGCCAAAGCAGCATTAACATTTGCAGTACTATATTCACCTAATTGAAATTGTGTAACTGACACTTGTCCTTCCGTAAATGAAAAAGTGTTAGTTGCATACCCACCAAATGATGTTAATTTACTTGTACTAGTCCAATCTATCTCACTGAAGGTAAGTGTTGGATTTCCACTAACTCCATTTAAGGAATAGTTAAGGTCTGTGCCATTCTTGTAAATAACCACATGATTCCATTTCTTAGATTGAAGCACCGTTCCTATTGGTATAGTTTCAGTTCCACCCCCAATTTTTCTAAACACTATAACTAAACTATTACTTGTATTGGTTTGAATAAAATACCCTGACTGTCCTAAAGTTGCTCTGGTTTGTGCTTGAATACCACATATACCCTGCGTAACTCCATCACTGCCATCTTTTCTAAAATAAAAACACAGAACAAAGTCGTCAATTTCTAAATCTGAAACATCAGCAGACGCAACATTATTTGCATTTTGATTAAAATAACCATAATCTACATCACTAAACCCAACAACATCACCACTATTAGGCAACAATGGAGCATCATTATCTATGATTCTATTTGAAGTTATATCAGAAGTGTTAATATCTAATACAAAAAAATGTTTATCATCTACACTAACTAATGGTGATAAATATTGTGGGTATACTTTGCTACCACTACCTTCTTCTAATACATACCTAAAGCATAAATTATTAATGTCATCTTTACCATTTACAATATCAGTTATTTGTGATTGGGACTTAACTGAATAGTATTGGGAGTAGCTTTTTAATTTTCCATAAAAAAATGATACATTACTTTTCATAATATAATCCATGTAAGTATAAGCATTACTTGAATTTGGTGTA